TTTGTGTTTGTATTGCTGAAGTTACACCATTGATGTAACCAAATTCAGTATTATCTACTGAACCATCTCCTACTAAATTAGCATTTAATCTAGCACTTGAATCTATTGTAGCTTGTTTACTATCTATCTGTGTTTGAGCATTAGATGATAGAGTATTAATGTATTGAAATTCTGCACTTGTAACTGAACCATCTGCAATTTTAGTTGCATCAATAGCTGCTGCTGATTTAATATTAGCATTAGCTATATTAGTAAGTGAGTTACCTGTTGCATCTACATCAATAGTTTTATTAGTAAATGTATCAGTTGAACTTGCAGTAATTAAACCAGTTGTTAATGTACTTAAATTTACATTATTACCATTACTAATTGTTAAAGTTGGTGTTGAAAAATTTAATGTTTGACTATCTGTTTCTGCAGTTAAATAACCTGAATCATTTGTCCATTGTGATATATTACCTGATTTATTAGTAAAGGTTTGTGAACCAGCTAATGTAGCAACTGTTGCATCAATAGCTATATCATCTGCATTAGCTGTAATACCTGTACCACCTATAACATTTAATGTTACATCTCCTGATGTACCACCACCTGTTAAACCAGTACCAGCTACTACTGAAGTAATATCTCCACTCGGTATAGTTGCGACTTGAGTATCTACATATGATTTAATTGATTGTTGTGAAGCAACTGATGTAGCAGAATTAGATGACATATTATCTTCATCTTTAAATGCTGTACCACTAATTGCTGTATTAATAACTGGACTTGTTAAAGTTGCAGAAGATAAAGTTTTATTTGTAAGAGTATCAGTAGATGTTCTTGCAACTAAAGTATCTGCTCCTGAAGGAATTGTAACTGTTCCACTATTTGTAATTGAAGAAATAGTTGGAGTAGTTAAAGTTTTGTTTGTTAAAGTTTGTGAACCTGTTAATGTTGCAACTGTAGAATCAATTGCAAATGTCATTGCTTGAGAAGAACCAGTTGTATCTATACCTGTTCCACCTGTTAATGTTAATGATTGTGAATCTAAATCAATTGATTGAGAACCACCTGTATCACCTGAGAAATCTAAATCACTAGCTGTTACTTGTGCATCAACATAAGTTTTAATTGCTTTCGCACTAGCTAATGTATCATCACTTGCTGAAGCTGTACTTAAATCTGTATCTACATCTGTAATCGAAGTAGCTGTACCAATAGTTAAAGCATCTAAAGTTACTGTACCATCAAAGAAAGCATCTTTATATTGTAAGCTTGATGTACCTAAATCAATATCATTAGTAACAATAGGTTTAATTATACCATCTTGAATATTAATTTGATTAATTGAATTACCACCAACATTAACATTAAACTCTAAATGATTGTTAGCAGAGTCTATAAGAATTTTGTTTAAAGGTGTAGTTAAATTTGAATCACCAATTAATCCAATAACTGGTCCTTCAGCAGCTGTACCATCATGCTTATGTCCTGAGGTATTATTAAAGGCTGCTAAAATTTGATTATATTCATTATTAAATAATGATGCGGTTACTGTATCACCATCATTAATAGAACTCTGTCTAGTATATCCTGCCATATTATCTTCTTCCTCCTGCTATGAATGAAACAAACATTCCATTTACTGAATAAGGTGCATTAGTATCATCACTAAAAAATTTAAAGTTATTAGAAAAACCACTTCCAGTTACTAATATACTTTTGTTTGGTAGTGTTGTTGCACCAAATGTTGAACTTGCAAAAATTGCTGTACCAAATAATGAAGCTGAACTTAAATTACCAACCGAAAAGTTACCAGGTTGAGGAACTTCTGCATCTTGGAAATCATATCTAATTCTTAAATTTAAACTATTCTGAGTTCCTTCAGGTTCTATATTTGCTTTTACTTTATATAAACTTTTTCTTAAACCATTATCACCATAATCCATATCAGGTGTTTGAAATTCTGCAACAACATTTGTACCATTAAAACTATTACCTATATCATGTTGATAAATATAACCTGTTTCATCTGCATGAAAAATAACTTCTGTACCTGAACTATCTAAATCTGAAGTGCAAACTGTTACTGGTAAACCTTTTGTTTGACTCCATTCAAATGCTGGTATACCTTCTGCATTATATTTAAATGTTCCTATAATTCCTTGTTGTCCTGAATCAGCTTGACCTGATTGATAATAGAATAATCTATATTGACTTCTTTCTCGAATAACAATACTAGATATTGTATAATTAGCAAAGCTATTTAATAAATTATTTATAACTGGTAAAATTTTTCTACTAATAGAACCTAATTCTACATCATCAATTCTAGCTGTACCAGCAACTGTTCTTAATCCATCAGGTGCTAAGAATATTAAATCTCCACCAATCTCTTGAATTGAGTTACCACTTACACAACCAATATTTTTTGTAACTGATTTAAGTATAGCGGTTGAGTCAAGGTTTGTCAACTCATAAATACTATTTTTACAAAAAATAACTAAGCTATTTCTAAAAACTTTTATGCCAGTTACTATATCCCCAACATTTATTGACCCTGCTGAAGACCCTTCAAAATTATAAGGTTCTAATCTTGAACTATAAGAAACAACACTTGAATTAGCTGTTTGTCCTGATACTATTAATCTTTCTGCATACTTTTCAATTAAAGAAGCTCCAATAGGAGCAGCTCTATTAACTACATCAAAGTGATAGCCATCAGAATCAATTTTAAATTCACCTATTTTATTTGTTCCATCTACTAAATATATTGTTCCATTAGAACCTTGAGATTCAAATTTAACAAACTGAACATTTTTCTGTGCTGTTCTTGGAATTGTTGTAGCGGCAGCTAAATTTCCTGCAGCTAAACCATTTTTTTTTATACTTTGATTAGAGGCTGTATTAATTACTGTAAAATCTAAAGTTAATATTGTATCACTTGTTATTGATAGAACTCTATATGAAATATTATTAATTTTAATTTGATTACCAATTACAAACTCTGAAGTAAATAATGTATTAGTTCCTGTTACTGTTGCTGAAGCTGCGGTAACATTAACTGTTCCTGTTTTTGTTACATAGGTATCTTTATTAATTTGTACATAAGATGTTCCATTGTTACTCCAAAATAAATTTGTACCTTGAGCAACTAAAACTCCATTATAATAATTTTTAATACCATGGATTGTATCTGTACTTACTCCACTTGGAACTATTGAATTAGCTAAACCCCATTTTTGAAATCCACTTATTCTTCTATAACCGCCTGTTGTAGAAGATTCAAAATTTTGTAAAACTGTTGCCGCACCTGGAGTTCTAAATAACGCATGAGAACTTGAAACTAAATCCAAACCTCCTTGTATAGTAATTGATGCTCCTTGTGTAGGCATTAATATTCCTTAGTATAAGTATGTGAATCTAACGTCTGACATATATTCAGGTTGAGGTGAATTTAATTGGTCAGCCATATTTTGTAATCCTTTTTTATATTCATCTAAAGCTAATTGTGATTGTGCAATGTTATCTTTAAATTGATAAATATAATATCTAGCTCGTGCTAGTAAAACTGGTTTGTATTGTTCAGGAAATAAAACTGTATCTGTATCTGCTACTAATTCAGCAGGTCTATCATAAGCAAAGAAATATATTCTATAAACTTTATTAGGGATAGGAGATAAACCAAATCGTCTTCCATCTGAACTTCTTAGTACTCTTGTTGGTACTCCATATGTTTGTGAGTTAGCTTTGTTAGTTTCTTCTGCCGCAGCATAAGTACTTTTCCAAGTTGATAATGTTGTGAATGCTAATTTGTTAATTGCAAAGGGTGCTGTTTCTCCTGAGACACCTTCTTCTGTTGAAGTAAAATCAGACCAATTAACTGAATCATAATCAGCATCTACAGTAGTTGAATTTGGTTTCATTAAATACCATCTTGTTCCAGCCACAGTTTCAACAAATGTATTACCATAATATTCATTTTGAGGTGCAGCGGTTTTTAACCACGACCACTCATCTACAGCATCTACAATATCAAAGTAAGCTCTGTTAACACAATTAGATACAAATTTTTGTACTCCTAATCCTCCTGATACTGTTGTTACTTCAGGTTCATTAATTTCTACGAGTAACTCGTTAGTCATTGATAAATAAGTTTTAGCCATATATTAACAGTTCCATGCTCTTAATGATTTATTAATTCTTGAATTTGGGTCTCTTGCTGTTTTTGCAGATGTAAGTTTTTTCTTCATTCCTTTCATCCTAGCACAAAAACTTTTTCTTCTTTTGTTTCCTTTAACTTTACTTGGTGCTTTAAGATTTTTTTTCTTACCTGTTTTAGTTTTACCTTTATTGTAAGAAGCTCTACCTTTAGCATTCAAGCCACCTTTAGGATTCTTTCCTTCTTTACGAGTCCATGCAGGTGAAGACATTATCCCCATAATAATTTTTTTATATTATAATTGCAAGTATAATAATTATACCAATTACAACTACTTCAATTTTATGTTCATCTATAAAATGTTGAACTTTATTTTTTAATATTTCTATTGCTATTTTCATATTTTCTCCTATTAATGGTGGGGGTATATTTCAACCCCCATTCATATTAGTTATGTGTAACTAAGTATTTCTGATTATACTACGTAGATTAATCTACCAGTAACTTCAGGTCTTAATACTTTTCTACCCCATACCATCAGACCTCTAACAATATCAGAGAACGTACCTGTGTCTCTAACAGTTTCTACTTTATTCATAGAACTAGCACAAGCTGTTCCTGAGATATGTCCGAACAGAGCTACTGGAGCTGTTGCTGAACCTGCAGGAGTTGAACTTGCTAAGTTGTTAGTTGACAGATTGTTTGATTTGTACATTTGGAATCCTCTTAGAAGTCCACTTGCAACTAAACCATTTCTGATAGAACCTTGTCCAGCATTAAAGTCAACAGACATTAATTTAGACGCAGAGTTAGATAGTGAGTTGTACCATTCAGGTGCAGCTACGAACCATCTACCATCTTCAGGTGCGTTATTTTCATCTAGTTCTTTAGCCATTAGAGCCATTTGATTTACAGGGTCTACTTTAGAACCTCCGAATCCTATGTCAATTGGAGCTGCAACTGTACCCATACCAGTAACTATACCGCCTGTGCCTTCAGCACCTGCGTTAATTGCTGCTAATACGTTACCATCCATTGCATCTCTCAAAGCATAAGCAGCTTGGTCAGCGGCTACAGCTTGAAAGTTTACATGAGAGAATCTCTTCTCTAGGTCATCAATCTTAAATGAAAAAGATTTAGCTTGGTCTACTGTTAGAACAAGTTCTTGGTCAGTTAAGTCAGTTGATACGACAGCTAGACCTCTTGTATAGTCAGCTGTTGCGATTTGAGGTTCTTTGATGATGTTTACTGTATCACCAAAGCTAGATATTTCACCCATGTAGTCTGTATTACAGACTGCTTCTGCTACTGCAGCTTTTCTGAGTGCGATTTGTACTTTCTTTGAATAGACTTCAGGTATAAAGAAACCATTAGTTTGACCCGTTACACCTAATCCAAAGTTATATGTTGAACCACCAGCGAATTTTGCCATGATTATTACTCCTTTGTTTGTTGTTAATAAAAAAAAGAAAAATTAATTATCTAATTCTTCCTTCACGTTGAGCTTTTACAATATCTTTTTCATACTGCATAAACTCTTCGTCTGACATTTTAGCAATATCAGAACGACTAAAGATTACTTCCTTTGAATTAGGAGTTTGTATTTGTTCAGTTGTTCTAACTAACAAATCAGCTCCCTCTTGTTCAGGTTTCTTCTTTGTGGTTTTTTTATCAATCACAAGACCTCGGTCCTTCTTATATAAATCAATTGCTCTTGCAGCAAGTGTGCCATCAGAATTATTCTCATAAATCCATCTTTTAATTTCCATTGGTTGAGTATCTGCCCAGCCATGGAAGTCATCAGATTCTTTGATTTGCTCAAAGTCAGGATGATGCTTAGAAAGTTGTAACTCTGCTTCACGTTGTTGTAAAGTAGTGTTCGTCTTTTTTAGCAAGTCTAATTCATCTTGCATTCCTTTTATCTCAGTTTGAGATTGCAAGTGAGATACAGTTTCCACAACTCCATATATATCAGGATAATCTGTTTTAAAAGCATCTAGCTCTTCTTTAGATTTAGGTGGAGTATATTTAGGTCGATTCTCTTTAAGTTGTACTTTAAGGTCTTCTTCCGTCTTATTCCAATCACCCAGTTTCCTGTCATAATATCGTTTAAGGTCGTCATATCTTTTTTTATAATCGACTTTTTTATAAGGATTAGATTCTACATTTAATGCAGATTCTTGAACCTTATCCGTAGTAGCTGAAGTATCTTCGGTAACATCATCAGGGTTGCTATTAGCAGTAGCTGCGGATGTATCTTGTCTACTTTCAGGGTTTGGTGTAAACAAACCAGTATCAGCATTAGTAAAATGTGTCGGCATATTTTCTTCTTTATGCCAAGATTTTCTTTTGTTGTAAGGGTTTGATTCGGCTTCTTGTTTTTGTCCTTCTTCGTTCTTACTCATGTGTCCTCCTTTAGGGCTTCTTTTAACTTTTGAAGGTAGCTAAAATTGGTAATGTTTTTGAAACGAAGCTACAAGGGTTTATAATAAATTATAAAGTAGCTTGTCTATCCGTAGAGCTTACCTTCTCTACAAATTCTTTTATACTATCTCTTGTTCTTCTACTTGAGATTGAATACCATTATCATATTCGGATTCGGCTTTTTCCATCATTTGTCGTAATTTTTCTACACCAATATTCTTAACTGCTTTGGCTGTGATAACAAATTCTCCGTCTGATAAAAGTGCTGGGATAGAGTCTGAAGTTCCTGTTCCTGGTCCTTCAACTTCTCCATCTTCTGTAAATTCTGTTGCAACTAATTTAGGAAGGATTGCTTCTAGTTCAGGATGCATTTCAATTGCCATATCTAAAACTGATTCTTCTTCTTCTGATAAAGCAGAAGTATCAATAATTGCATCTACACCTTCCATATCATCTTCTTCTTCCATGTCTTCATCTATTGCTATTTCGTCTTCCATACCAAGAGGTTCTAATAAAGAAGTTTCTTCTCCCATAGATTCATTCATTGAATCTTCAATAGATGTATCTATAGGTTCTTCTATAATTTCTTCATCTTCAATTGTTTCGTCTTCAACTAAATCACCTTCTGCATAAGCTTGATAGTCAGGTCGTTGATTATATTTTCCTTTATCACCTACAATTCCGCCTAAAGCTTTTTCTTCAATAGGAGTTTTAATTGCTTTTGATGCATTATAATTTTCTAATTCCATTGTTTGTTGTTCAGTTAAATCTAAACCTGATTCTTTCATAGCAGTTAACTGTTCCATTTTTTTTGCAATTATAATTTCTTTTGTAGATAGTTTACCTGCATTATATTTAAGTCTATCTGTTTTACCACCATGTTTAAATCTTGTTCTATCTTTTGATAAAACTCTTTGAGGTAATCCTTTTCTTGCACTAGTAGGAGTAGTTACATCATAAGCTGAAATACCAGCATCTGATTCATCTTGTTTTGCGATATAGGGAGGCATGGACATTAATCCACCTGTAGCCATTTTAATTGCTTTAATTTTTTTCATAAGTTTCCTTTAGTCCTAGTATAGAAATAATTATTAAGATTGTCAACAACTATTATATTATTGTTCTTTTACAATAGTTCTTACTTGATTAGGCAGGTTCTTCAACTTGTCCAGTAAATTCCATTTCCCCTGGCATTGATACATTGCCTGGTCCGATTGAGCCTTCGCCATTTCCTGAGTTGTTTGTTGCTGGATTTTGTTGAGGTATTGCTCCATTACTTTCCATTGCTCCGAGTTGACCATCAGGAGAAGTTGTTGGGCTAGTTCCTTTGTTAACATTTTGTTGTCCTATTATCTTAGCATAGATTTCTGCTTCAGATTTTGTGTTCATAATTTCTTCAGGGTCTAAATCTAAAGAATAAGCTAATTCTTTTATTACTTCTGACATCCTAACAAATGGTGCAATAGCAGGATTTTGTACTGTTTGTAAGAACATAGTTAGTCTTTGAGACCTAACTTCTTTCTTCATTAAACTAGAACTACCTGTTGCTCTGATTTCTAAATCACCACTAATTGGTAAATCACCTTCATAGAATTGCATATTCCATTGGAACATTGCTTCTCCTAAAGGTTTAATTAATTGGTCGTCAATATTTTTTATTACTGTTTTAATATTTAAGGAAGCCGCACCCATCAACATTGACATTCCTGATGCAGTTCTTGTCATACTTTGCACACCTGTTTGTCCATGTGAATAAGATGGTAAACCAGTAGATTCATCTGCTAGTTGTCTAAACTTATCAAACATCTGCATATTTTCTACAGCAGTATTTGGAAACTTTAATCCATAAATTGATTGTCCTGGAACACCAGCTTGTCTTTTAAAAATCTTACCAGGAAATACTTCCATAGTTTGATTAGAAGCTAATGCTGATTCATCAACATCAAATACTAAGTTACCTGCTAATGCTAAATTATCAATTGCCATTCTTGCATGACCATTCATAATTTGTTGAGCATCATCCATGTTTTCAGGAACACCTATACCAAAGAATGCATATGGATTTTTTTCATATACAAAAGATTGATAAGGATTTCTAAAAGGTTTAAAAGGATTTTCTACAATTCTAATTACTTTATCTCGAACCATCCATACATTAACTTGTACTTCTGCTGAGTCATCTAGTTCTTCATTAATATTTAATCCTTCTTCTCTTGCACTTAATGCATCTATAGTTCCCCAATATTCTAAAACTTCAAATCTACTACTTTCTAAAGTGTTGTAGGAATTTTTTTCTAAATCAATATCTGTTTCCCAAGATTTTTTAACATACTTAGCACCCATCTTTAAACATTCCATAATAGCTTCCTTGTTAAAGAAAGGTCTATTTTTTAAATCTAAAAATTGATGTCTGTTTAATCTATGTCTTTGAATTACATATTCACATTCTTCCATGCTTCTAGCATTAGGGTCAGGGTAAAAATCCCACACACTAACAAATTCTAGTTTAGGTATTTTAACAATTTCAGGTTGATATTCTCTTGCATTACCATTACCTGATTCACCATATTTATGTAAAGTTTTATTATAAGTAAAAGGTCCTTTAATAATTCCTGTTCCTAATAAACAAGATTCAAATATTGCATTTCGTAATTCAATGCTACCATTTGATTCTTCTATTTGGTCTAATATTAATTTTTGTAATCTTCTTGCCGCAATTTCTGCAGGTTTAATTTGAGGCATATCAATAGTAGGTGCATGACCTTCTGTTAAATCTGCTTCTTCATATTCTTCTTCTAAGCCACCTAAAAATTTTTCATCTAAATTATTAAAGGTTGCACCCTTTGGTAAATCTCTACCATCACCAGGAAAACCTAAAGCAGACTCAGGTGTAATATTGTTTGACTCTAATCCTTGTCCTGGAACATAATCCATATTCCCTTCGATACCAGGATTATTATTATCTCCCATTTGTTCTTTTAATGGATTTAGATGTGCATATTCTGCTATACCCTCAGGTACTCTTGTTTCTTGAATAGTTAATGGAAATTTGTTTGCACCAAATAAGACATCTATTAATTGTCCATAAGCTGCTAATACTTTTGTTTTTGTAATCTTAACAAAGACTCTTGATTTCTCATGGTCTCTAAAAGCTACATTTTTAAAATACTTACCACGATAATTATGAAAAGCTTGTAACCATCTGTTTTCATCATCTTCTCTAGTAGATTCTGCTTCAGAAAATTTATTATTTATATTTAAAACTAATGCTGAAACCCTGTCTTGTTCCTGCATATCTTCATTTTGAGCTTGAGGTCGTCTTTCGTCATAAGTAGCCATATATTAAACCCTTTTAAATTTACTGCAATATATATAATAATAACAGTTTTATTAACCCTTGTCAACAATCTTCTTGATATTTATGATAACAGTATTAGGTATGATAGTTACACACCCTATCTCTTCTATGTCTTTATTTTCGTCTTCTGCATAATCTCCAAAAATTTTAGTAATTCCTTTGCTTTGATTTAGTAAATGTCCTTTAGTAATACAGACCGCAAGTTCCATTTCTTTCAGCTCTTTAATAGAAATCCAACTTGGGTCGGAAACAATATCATACCATTTACATTCTACCAATGGATAGTTAAGCAAATCGCTGTCTACTTTGCTTTGTTTTAACTTTAATTTTGTTTTGTTTATCATTTAACTATTCCTTTGTTTCTGACTTTTTTTTAGTCTCATCATTAAGTCCTTGCTTTGCTTTACCATAAGGTTTAAACTCACCTGACCCACTTATTGCTTGTTCTTTGCACCAATCTGTAAACTGGTCTTTCATTCCATTACTATCTGAGTATCTAGTTGTTTTTATTTTAAATACTTGTTCTATATGTTTTTTCTTAATATATTTTATTAATTGTTCATATGACATTATCTTATCATATTCTTCATTTGTATTTTTATCTATGAATGTATATAGTGGCATTATAAACTTTTCTTATTTAAATATTGATTCATAATATTTTACCTTTGTTCTTTCCTGCTTTAACCATATATTTTTGAGTACCATTCGCACCAATATTAACTTCTTTTCTTAAAAATTTAAACATACTCATTTGTTTAGCTTCTTCAAATTTTCTTTGAACATAATCTAAAACTTTTCCTTTATTTGCTTTTTCTCTTGTACTCATATTAATATCCAAAGGTTGGGTCAGAAGGTGTCCATTTTTTTTTATCAGACATTTGTTCCCATACTGATTGTGTTCTAGGTCTTGACATTATTAAATATCTTAATGCATCATAAGCATGGTCGGAAGCTTTAGTATCTACATCTTCAGGTCTATTAGGGTCTAAAGGAATAGATTGTAATTCTCTAATTAAATTTGGACAGTTTTTAAAAATTTGTAATTTAGGTCTACCTGCGGCATTTATTTTTAGTCTTTCATGTATTTGTATTTTACCTTGTATTCTATTCTTATCGGCTCGTCTAAGTTTGTGTCCTGCGGTAGCTAATACTTCTCCTACTGTTGGACCTGTAGCACCTGTTCTATTCCAAGCCGCCCAATCTAAAACACCACGAACTGATAACTTATCTTCTTTCTCAAATTCAAAAATCTTAGCTGCTAAATCTACTCCAGTTAATCCTTTCTGATATAGTTCTCTATAAATAATTAATGTTTCATCTGATGGGTCTATTGCTGCCCATACAACTGCAGACTCTGCTGCATAACCATAGTCAATTCCTTTGACTCTATCCCAATGTTTAGGAAGTACATAAGGGTCTATACAATGAGAATCATAATCAAACTCTACAAATGCAGCACCTTCGGCAACATCCCAGTTACCTTCTAGTAATTGTTTTCGTTGAACAGCAGGTAATGATTGTAGCATCTGTTCATACTTACCATCTAGTGATAGATATGGATTATCTTCTAATCTTGCTGGTATAAATTTTCTTGTTATTTTATCTTGACCCTTAAAAGATTCATTAGGTGGTGCAGGGTCTAAATATCTTTTCTTAACCCAATGTCCACCAACTCCTCCAGGGTTTGCAGTACATCTAATATAACAGCTTATTGCTGGATTAGTTGTTCTTAATCTTGATTGTAAATATTGTAATGGAAATTCTGTAGGATATTGTGTTAATTCATCTATACCTATCCAAGTATAAGATTGTCCTTGGTATCTATAAACATCTGCATCTCTATCAAGATAACCAAATTCTAATGAAGCACCGCTAGGAAACCTCCATATCTTTTCTACTTCTCTAAACTTTGCACCAGCAAAAGCCTTTGGATATAACTCCCTAGACTTATCTATTAATTCTCTTAATTCAGGCATAGATTTCCTTAACAATAAGGCTCTATGTTCTTTGATATGCATAAACCTTAATGGGTCAACTAACATAGCATATGATTTACCACCACCAGCTGAGCCTCCATATAATACATCTTGTTCAGGAGCAGCTAAAAAATCTGATTGTGGACCTGCATTAGGATTAAATACTATTCTATCTTTTTCTGTTTCTAATAATTCTTTAACTTGTTTAGGTAAATTATCGAATTGACTTGTTTCTAATATTGTACCTTGTTTACTTTTCTTATTAGGATTACTAGCTTGGTCAACAATACCAATAGCTTCTTTCTTTAACTTTAATTTTTCTTTTGTATTATCTAATTTCTTTGATAATCTCTTTAATTGTATTTCTTTTTCTCTCACAGCCTTTCGAGCTGCTAACTTTGCCTTATGTTCTTGCGAAAAAAAATATTGTCTAGCCATTCTTTTTACTTAATATTCCATTTGGGTTCTCAGGAGATGACCTTGTATTCATTGTGTCTCTTGAGTCTTTATCAATTATTTTTTTTAACCCCATAGCAGATAAGCTTCTACCTGTTTGAGACTCTAAAATTTCTACTGCTCCTCTTAATGAGAAAGCACCTGACTTAACTCCATCCTTTATATCTTCTAATGCGTTGATTTCTTTTTCAATTGGTTCTAATGTTTTGTTATCTTCATTTAATTTATAACCAAAAGGTATTGTTGAACTACTTCTATTTATCATCTGTTTGTATCTCCTCTGCATCAACATCTATTATCTGTTCTTTATTAGGTAATATAAATATACCTGATGCCATGTTGTGTGTAATATCTAATTTATCTTTTTTAGCAACACCCACTCTGTCTAATAAGGTCTGAGCCGCCTGTAGCTTAGCATTAACTTGAGGGATAGGGTCATCACTCATAAGTATCTCTACAAGCTTCTGAGAAGCGAGGGGAGCTGACTTAGCGAGTATCTTTGTGGCTACGTCAACTATCTCATCCTTAAGAGAACTAACTATATTTGATTGTGAGGTTTCTGCATATCCTGCAATAGCTAAGGCATCTTTAATATTGCCTTTAGATTCATGTGCAAGAGCATCCAAGAACTTCTGTTGTTGTTCGTTTAGTTTTCTTTTCTTTTCTGTTGGTAAAAATGTATTTGACATATCCTTATTATACCATTTAATAATCTAGTTGACAACATTAAATCTTTTTTATTTAAGTTGACAGTTGTCGGTATCATATGTATAATACTTATTGTACCCTCCAGGGGGTAAACACATACATAGATTCTATTAATTCTTACTGGGGCAGTCCAGCAATATAACAACCCCCTTTTATATATACTAAAGCAGGGCGACCCTATCTAGTTTACATTCTATTCTGCTACATTTTGTATGAGCAGTATATACATACCCCCACACCCCCCCATGGCTCATATGTACCCCCTGCTAATGAGAATCATTATCACCTAGAAATATATAATTCATAGCTTGAAATATCTTTTAAGAATTTTAAAGGTCTTCAAGGGTCTCTAGTTTACAACCTATAAAAGAATACTAATGTTTCTTAAAGATATTTTAAAGACCTCCATCAATCTTATAAAATAACTAGTAACACCAACATAAATCAAGCTATTCTTTAGCTTTAATTATTCCGCCAGTTTTTGAGATTAATCAGTTAATTTTTAAAGCTGGGGCGGTTTGGTTTTTAAGGCTACAATCTTCACATCTTCTAAGCTTTGCAGGTCTTTTAAACTTATCCACAAGTTCACCCATTTATTTTGATTTTTATTTTTTTAAGCTATTGACTTCTGTTTTATGCTGTGAAATAGTCTTTTTAATATGTTTATTTATAATAAAAATAATGATGCAATATATCTCAACAGGAAGACTAAAAAACTTTTTTTGAGGTTTTTGACTTTGGAAAATTCCAAGCAATCAAATTCAAAATTGTATGTTGCTTTTATTAAATTTAGGCAAGATTTAAAGAATAACCCAAATATGTTGAAGAGGGGCAAATTTGCAACTTCTGCGATTAATTCGGATGTTGGAATTTCTTTAAATTTATTACGTA